CCGCACCTGAAGTGCCACCACCTGAAATTCCTGTTCCAGCATTGACGGCAGTAATGTCACCAACGTCATTTGTGACCCAAGTAAAATCCATGTCAGTGTTTGTTGCTTTTGCAAGAATCTGACCAGTTGTGCCGCCTTTAAGGTCGGCCATTGATGTGTCAACTGCCTGACCAAAAACCGCAAAGTCGGCTGGTAAGTCAGTTACCAAATCGGTGCTGGTGGGCATTACCCACCCAAAGTTGGTTGTTGGATTAGCCATTTTTTCTCCTTATCAAACCACTATTGTCGCATTTTCCCAGTCAAGCGTTGGCGACACGCCCGACCAGGTAAATGTGTTGGAAATTTCGTCCCATTGAAGTGCCTGCAACGAAAACGCTACTGGTGACACAATCAACGAAACCGAAACTTGGTTGTAGGAAGCCTGAAACGACCAGCCCTCAACAAATCCTTGAAAGATTGAACCCATGTTTGAAGGTAGGTCATTGATTGCCACCGCTTGACCCATAAACGTGCCAATAAGGTCGTCGCGGTCTGCGTCGTCCAATTCAGGGTTTGTCAGGTCAAATGTGATTTCGCTAAAAATTGCCTGTGGGTCTTTGCGAAGTGCCAAATAAAAATCGGCTTGGTCTTCAGCGTCGGTCGCATTGTGCAATGTTGTTGTGATGATTTGTGCAAGTGTGCCATAAGTAAGAATTGAAGTGGCATCAGTTGCAGATTTTTCCGCATTGCTAGTTGCACCGTATTTGATTGTCAGGTCATTGCGCACGTCGCCCGCGCGGGTTTCGGTACGCAGTCCAGCCGCACGGGCTTGATTTGCCGTAAGTTGAACGTACCCATTAGCCGCAAGATATTGACTGCGGTGTGTTGCGTCGGCATAAGAAATGCGCCCCTGGGCGTCTTCGTAAATATAACCAAGTCCTGAAGTGGCAAGTGCTGAAACCAGTGAATAAACGTCAGTCCGACTTGAAGAACGCGCGGCCAATTCATAATCACCAGGTTGGTCAATCTCCCCAAGGCCAACGTTTTCCGCAGTTGCCCAAGTGGTTGTTGGGTCGTAAGTCGCCCAAGTCAATGCACCAGGCACTTCAGCCCAATTGTTTAAAAGTAAATCTGAAAGAATTGTGTATATCTGTGTCCCGTCGAATGCCTTTGAAAGCACGCCGTTAGTCAAGGATTTTGGCAAACGTGCCAAAGCCCCTAGTGCGGTGATTGAATACGTTTGAGTGAACATGGTTGAACCCACGTCACGGACTTCTAAGCCAATATCGACTACATTGCCACCAAAAATTGCAACAAATGTTCCTGAGGTGTCTTTGACGGAAACACCAATTGTTGAGTTAATTGACACGGGAATGGTTGTTTGTGCAAGGTCAATTAACTGAAGATTAACGTACCCCGCCTGCGCCTGCTCATAGATATTTGTCCGACCGCTGCGAATAACCAGGTTTGCCAAAACTGCGTCTGTGTATTCAACGCCGTCAATTTCAACAAGCCAAATGGGATTCCATTGCGTCATTAGATTGCCACAAGCGCGGTTGCACCACCAGTGCCGCGATAGTAGGAATTGTTCAAGGTTTCAACAATTGTGCGGGCAGTGCCTTCTTTGTCAATTGCACCTGAAACGTTGACGTTAATCGTTGTGCCTGAAGCGGCCATAATTCCAGCCAAAGTGTTGGTGTTAACCCCTGAAGTGCCGAATTGGTAATTGCCACTGGAAGTTGCAGCGGCTGCCGTTGCAGCAACGCTTGCAGCCTTAGCCACACCACCGCTTGACGCCGTTGTTGCCCCACTGGCTGAAGGTGCTGAAATCTTTGGAATTGTTGGCACTGCCGTTGAAACGCTTGGTGTCTTAATCGTTGGCACGCTAACCGTTGGAGTGGAAATCTTTGAAACATTTGGCAAAAATGGAATGGCATTGTAGGCAGAAATCAAGGCGTTAATTCCAGCAACGGCGCCTGAAATCAAACCGTTTAAAATCCTGACCACGCCTGCAATGACGTCAATGACGCCACCTGCAATTTTGCCTGCAACTTGCAATGCGCCACCAAGCACCGTTCCAATGACTGGTGCAAGATAGGTTGCAATGTAACCGCCAAATTCTTTGAATGTGTCAAGGTTGTCGCCAATAGCATTTTTGACGTAGCCAAATGCCTTTACCAAGCCGTTAATGATTGGCGTAAATGTTGCGCTGATTAAGTTACCAACTTGTGTGATGTAGCCACCAAGACCACCGCCTTGAAGACTGAAAGCGTCTGAAAATGCGTTGATTGCTGGCAAGGCGTTTTGGTTGATAAAGTTGATAACCTTTTCAAGGATTGGCAACAAGGCGAATCCAATTGTTTCCTTTGCTTCGTCAAATGCCACTTGCATGCGGGCAATACGTCCTGCGTATGTATCCGCGTTGCGTGCTGCTGCGCCGCCAAATAAATCTGTAAGTTTGCTTTGTACGTCAGTGAATGACATTGTTTTCAATTGTGCAGATGAAATTCCTAAACCTAATTTGCCAAGCGCAGTTGTGTTGCCTTCATAGGCTTTGCCCAACGCATTGGCAACGGTTTCCAGTGGCTTGCCTGTTGCCGTGGACACGTCCAGTGCCGTTGAAAGTAAATTTTGCGCTTGGGTAATGTCGCCCGTTGAACGAACCAAGCGACCCAAGGCTGGACGCAGTTGGTCGTCAGCCACACCCGTGGCAAGTGACATTTTTAGAATGGATTGTTCGGTTGCTGCTATTTGCGCCGTGGTTGCCCCTGTGGCGTTTTCTAAGGCCAGGGCTAACTGTGTCTGCGCCTTTTCGTCTTCAATGGCGGCTTTGACGCCTTCAATGCCTATTTTGACGGCATAAGCACCAGCGGCAGCGGCAGCAGCAACAAATGCTGCGCCAATCATCTTGCCAGTCTTGCCAATTTTGTCCCCAAATGTGTCAACATCTTGGGTCGCAGATTTCAGCGACTTATTGAGATTATCAACGTCACCAAGAATCGAAAGTTTAAGGGTACGACTGCCAGCCATTAGTCATATTCCTTTACTATTTTAGAAAACGATTCTTCCCATTTTTTAATGATTTCGGGTTGAACGCTTCGCAAGGTTGGATAAATAAACCAGCCACGTGAACCGCGACCTTCGCGACCTGACCACACTGGAAATTGCTTATATTTGTTTGAACCAAATTCAACGCCACCCCAAACCTGCTGAGTTGTTGCGCCACCACTTAATTTTTGACCAGCATAACCAAAACTGATTTCACCGACTTTTGAAGACTTTGAAACCTTTGAACCGTCAGCAACACGATTATCAACCAGGTTGCGTGTACGGCTTGACGCGGTTGCCTTAATCTTGCCTTGGACGTAAGTTGCCAGTTCACTGGTTGCTTCTTTGGCTTGTGCTAGTGCTTGGTCGTCCATTGCTTTGAAAGAACGAACAATGGCGCGCAATTCATTCTTGTCGTAACTGATTGCATCATTCGCCATTTGCTCGCCTTTCCAAAATTTCAATGACCGTCAAAATGTCTTCGGCTGATTCAAATTCGCTTGGTGATAGCCCCGTTGCCAGGGCTATCTCCCAAACTATTCTGCTGAGGCTTCCGACTGCGTGGCTTTTGGGTTTGCCTCACCCACTATCACTTCGGAAATAGTTTCCGTCCATGCTTCGATTGGCTTGACTGGTTTTCCAGCCGCTTCGCGCTTCATGGCGTGATATGCAAGAAACACCAAATCGGATATACCGATTTTTTCCTGCGCTTGGGAAATTGTATGTCCCGAATGTTTTTCCCAACGAACCCATTCAGGTGGCGCAGCCGTGTACGTAATCTGCGTCCCGTCGTTATATTCAATTGTGATTGGTAACTTCATTTTGTCTCCCGATTAGTAGTTTTTAACTGAATGTTTCGGTTGGTGTTCCAACCACAACAAATGATAGGTCAACGGTCTGCGCGTCAGGTGCTGCCCCGCCGACTGCTGGAAATACTGGCATTACATTAAAGGCAAAAACCGCACCAGTCACGGCAGTGAGTGAAACCGCCAAAGTTGTATTTGGTGCAGTCTCGCATGCAGTCCACAACGCTTCGCATAATGATGAGGCAGCGCCCCAGTCTGCAAGCATTGAAACGTCAAATGTCCACTGGTCGTCAATGTGCTTGTAAGCCTTGCCGTCGAGTGTTTGGTATGTTTCCACGGTTGGTGAGTTTGCAAGTGTTGCACTGGTCGCTTGTGCGTCGTAATTTACGGTTGCAATGGTCACGACTAAATCGCGACCAGTTATGATTGTCGTTGGCATTTTGTCCCCTATGTTGTCTGTGTGTAGTACGTCGAAACGTTTATGTCAGCAACCAGCATTGGGCTTTGTCCTACTTCCAACACCGTCGGCTTTTCAACAACGCCAACAACGTATCCTGCGGGCATGGCCGCAAGAATTCCGATTATGAGTTTTTCCAGGTTATCTAGCGAACCTGCGTTGCTATTGGAAGCAACAATGGCAGTGATTGCAAAGTTGATTTTGACCTTGGTTGAAGCCTTGCCAATTAGCACAACTTCCATATAAGGCGAATCGGGCACAATGACGATTGCTGGTGGAATTGGTGATTCAGGCACTGACGCATAACAAGTTGCGGAAAGTGCAGAAAAGGCGGTGGCTAAGGCTGCGCGGGTATCAGCGACGGCATTGGCTGGCATTATTGACAAACCGTTTCAACGTCTAAAAATGGCATGAGCAATGTGGACACACGGTTGGTCAAACTGCGCCCCATTCGGTAAGGCGTACTGGCAAAATCTACGCCTTCAATCTGACCGCCTGCTGCGACGCGTGACTGAAAAACTTCAACGCTGACTGCAAGAACGGCTGATTCAATTGGCGCACTTGTGGCGTAAATATCGGCTGCTGAATAGCCTGAAAGTGTTGCCGTGCCTGTTGGGATTATGTCGCGCAAAGTCACGTTTGTTGAAGTGAGTGCTGCGGTAAAATAGTAATCGTAAGAATCAACAACGACGTGCGTTGCCGTAAATGGTGCTGGCAAACCAGTCACAATGACGGATTGACCAGTCACAAAATGATGTTCACGTTGCGTGTAAAAATAAGCAACGTTTGTGTCTAATTTGTAGGCGTTAATTGCTGAAGTATTTGCAACCAGCATTGGCAAAATGACGGCTTCAGCCGTGTTGATAATTTCATCAAGGTAACTGTCTGAATAAAGTGAAACGGACACGCCAAGCACCGTGCGCAATTGGCTTGCAGTAACAATAACTGGCATGTCCGTTTCCTTTCGACTGCTGCGGCGGAATCGGGAGAAACCGCCGCATGATTAGTAGGTTGCTATCAGGTCTTGTTGATACCAAACGCACCAGCACCAATTTTGGTTGCAATTGCGCCGTATCCATAAACTGATACTGAAACCTGACCTGAAGCAATAACGTCAGCACGTAAGCGATATGTTGGTGATTCGTACCAAGTGTATGCACTTGGGTTGATAATCAACATTGAATCGTCTTTGTCTGTGTCATTTGCTGACGGCACATTTGCAGTGACATAAAGGTCAAGGCCTGCAACGTTTCCGCGAATTGAATCAGGACGAACCGCACCACCAGCGTTTGAAGGTTGTGCAGCCATGTAAATTGGACGACCTGAATCGTTCAATGTCATAAGGTTTGCCCACTGTGATGTGTTTGCAAGAATGTTGCGAGCAAATCCCTGTGTGTTTGAATAAACTGAAGCAGCACCGCGTGAAACAAATCCAAGCAATTCTGAAGCAGTTGGATATGTTGTAAGTGTTGTTGCGTCTGCGGTTGCACCTGAAGCAAGGGCAGTATAAACGGCTAGGTCTGTTGCCTTTGCGTAAGCGGCTGACATATTTGTCAACAACTCATTGAAAAACAACGGTGAAGTACGGTCAAGCAATTCGACGGAGAATGTCTGTTGTCCTGCGTACTTTTTGACTGTTACTGATAGGAAACTTGAAGCCTGGTCAGTCTCTGAAGGTGTACCTGCTTCGGCAGTTTCAGCCACTGTTGGCATTGTTGTAATTTTTGGAATCTCAAATGACATTCCAGCGTCAGGCAATACACCGCGAGAAATCGCGTCAACTGCTGAACGTGTTGTGTTTGCAAGCCCGTTGATAACTTCAGTCAACTGACGTGTTGGAACAAGTCCCGCATTGTCTGTTGTGTCGTCAGCGGCTGCAACGTACTG